CAGTATCCTCGCCATAGCGTGTCGGTGAGTCCACCAGAGAATCATTGCCTGCACCCGCAGTCACCGAGAAGTTGTTTAGCGTCCAGTCATTAGAGCCAGCCGCATCGTATCCCAGGGTGGTCGTGCTGGTGTTATCCGCAAAGTCGAGATAGAACCCGTTAGTACCGTATGAACCTGTGTAGGCTTTAGGTTGCCATACACCTGTGTCTGAGTTGAATTCACCGAAGTCTGTAGGTGCGAGGGCTTGACCGTCTACAAAATGATATTCAGCAAGGTATCCATCAAGCGGCTGACCATAGGTTACAGATGTTCCAATTGTATGAGCGGTTGCGCTGTTAATGTCAGAAACCGCATTTAATGCAATGTCATCACCGCTGCGGCGAGGATCTTGAATGTTATTTACATAGAATTTAATTCTATCTATAGCAGTTGCTTGCGTAGAATCGTAGACAACAAATATGTGCATCCATGCGCCAGGGTCTCGGCAAAGACGGGTTCCATAAAATGCAGTACCAGCAGTTTGATCGTACCAATGAAGCCCTGCCCAATCTGTACCATAAGCAAGACCAATCATGCTTTGCGCACCAGCATCAAGCAGGACTTGTCGTTCGCTTGTAGTTTTATTTTTAAACTTAGCCCATACCGAAAGAGTCCACTTTTTGCGATCTGTAGCGGTTCCAAAAGTCCTGTTCAAATACGCAGAGTCAGCAGAGTTAAACCGCAGAGACCGCTCGATCTGGTAGCCTCCAGCCGCTTCCTCAGAACCAATGCCTACAGGTAACACAGCCATTATGCTAATGCTCCAGAGTTCACCACATAAGTATCCGTTCCGTCCGTGAAGTAAGACAGGAGATATACACCCGCCGCAGAGATGGTCGCCAGGGCCGTGGTCGAGACCTTGGTGTTTGCATGAGCCGAGATCGTATGCGCTCCAGAGTTATCCAGAAGGATAAACCCACTCTGCCCTGCGGTCATGTTGGTAAAGGTTAGGGTTGCCGTACCCGTGGGCGTGGCCTTGAAATTGTTTGTCACCGAGAGGTCTAGACTCAGATCATTGTCAGTCGTGACCGTGCCTCTCTGGGAAGCGGTGAAGGTCTGAGCCACATCTGTCTTGGCGGTGTCTGCGTCATAGGCTTGCACGCTTACGCCCAAGTCACCTGCATCGAGAACAGTATTGCCGTCAACGCTTACAACGCCAGCGTTACTAATTGCCATGCGCTCTACATTGTTTGTGTAGAACTTCATTGCATTGTTGGGGTGATCGTAATAAATCTGACCAATGTCGCTGTCACCAGAATCACCAAAGTCAATGCGAGAATAAATGTTGGATGTTGATTTAATTGACAGCACGCCAACACTGGCAGAGATGTTAATTTCAGGAGCAGTCAATGCGCCTGTTAGCGTGCCGCCAGACAGGGGCAAGTAACTAGAACCAGACACATAGGCGGCCACCCAGGCCGACCCGGTGTAGACCTTCATAAGCCCGTCAACAGAATTGAAGTACAGGGCACCGGCCACCAAGGCATTGCCATCATTGTCTAGCGTCGGGTCGCTGGTCTTGGTCCCCAGGTAGCGGTCGTCGAACGAATCGAAGGCGGCCAGGGTGGAATCTCTCGCCGACTCGGCAGCAGACTGCGCGGATTCGGCTGCAGTCTGCGCGGTCTCTGCGTCGGTTGCGCTACTAGCCGCAGCCTGCGCATGATACTTGGCCGAGTATTCGCCACCGGCCACTGGGCCGTCTGTCTTAGTTGCCCACTCGTTAGCCGAGAGCTCATAAGCCTGTGCGTTGCTTTCTGCCGTTTCAGCCGCAGCTTGAGCAGCTTCTGCCGCAGCCTGGGCCGTGGCCGCAGCCGCAGCGTCCACCACCAGATCCCACTTAGCTGCGTCCACATTGCTAGAGATGGGCTGGCTACCGCTCGAGGTATGCGCCACAATGCAGATATACACATTGGAATTGCTTGTGTCCTTGATCAGGTCACGCTTTGCGTATGCCTGGCCAGAAGCCCAGTTGCCCTTCCAGTCTCCGATCGGCTCACCGATGATGGGGTTGCCATCCGAGTCGAAAGCCAGGTTCTTGTTGGCCCTGTCGGCGGCCCTGGGCAGGGTCATGTTGATAGTGGTGGGGTCAGTCTCCGGGGCCTGCAGCGCCCTGGCCACAGCCTCGCTATTCTGCTGGGCAAAGATGGTCAGGCTGTCGAGCTCTTCGTTCAGACTGTTGGCGAACAGATCGCCACCTGTCACGAAGTCGGTGGTGCGCTGGATGGTCCTAGCACCAATGATCGTGATGTTATCTGTGCCGGCCGTGGCCACCAGGGTGACCTCACCCGTGCCATTGGGGTTAATGGTCACCGTGTAATCGGTGGTCAGGGTTAGCTTGGTGTCACCCTTGTAGACCTCGATATCTGTCTGGGCGAGAATCTCAAAGGTGAACGCATACGGCCCAGTCCCGCTGGGTGCGAATACTACCCGTCTGACTACGTTGGAAATAGGGACCGCCATTTGAATCCTCCTGGTTGAAATCTAAGCGTTATCTGGTTGTGGGTCTACTGTTTACTCCATCGGGATTCGCTTTTGAGTCACCATCCCACGCTCTGCCAAAATTTCATTCCTTCTAATTTGGCGAACTAAATCTGGGTACTGTTTAGCAAATTCCGGGCTGGCAAGAGCCGCCTTCTTGTAATCGGAAACGGTCCCAGATATCTCGTCAATTAGGTCTTGATACTTCATTACCGAGATATCTTTGCGCCTAGCGGTGACCGAAGCAATCCGGGACCGCATACTTCGGCCCTCAATCCTGACCTTGTTCATAGCCAGCAAAAGGTCTGAATACTCGTCGTCATTAAGTTTGACATTGTTAATGCTGCGTGCCGGCATATTTATTGCCGACTTTCCTGACATCTTGGAAATCTCAACAAGGGTTTTGCTGACATTGTCGAGCTGGGCATCTTTTTTGAAGAAGGGGAAGATAAGATAGAGTCCACCCATCTCTCCAACACTAACCTCCTCGCCCCATACGTTTCTGGTGGGCTTAATGCTTTTGTTGAGGTATGGTGTTTTGGCGGCCCAGGACTGATACATAAAAGCCAAGTATCTCTGCTCCGGAGGGAGACTGGGGTCAAGCGTCACCCTGCGGATTGTTGGGTCTGTCATGTTTTCAAACTGGCGAATTAGTGCGCCGCCTGGGGTTGGGATTGGAACCACCCCAGCAGGGAAGTTTTGAGCCACGCCACCGAAGAACTTAGCCGCAGCTTTGGCCGCATCCTCCCCCTTGGGGTCTCTAGCTGCAGATTCAATCATGTCAACAAAGTTGGATACGCCCTGCATAAATGGCAGCTCTCCAACATATTTCATAGGGAGCAAAGCAGAGTACAAAAGCAGGTCATTCCAATCATCGTCGCCAGGTTTTCCATATACTGATCCAACCTCGGCAAGAGTTGCGGCCGTTGCCATGAGCATTCCAAATGGCTCAAGACCAGCATAGCTCACCCACTTGTCACCAACCTTGCGGGAAAATGGCTGCCAGCCCCCTGGTTGGTTGCGCAAGTATTCACGCACCTTTGGATCAGACGGGCCGGCCCCGGTCATGTTGCCGTTAAGAGCGTCCATGTAAAACATCCCCATGACAGAGGTGCCCATGGACATTTTGCCCAAGGCCATCTGCCGCCTTGCGCCACCTGCGGCAAGGTCTGCCTGCACCTCGGAAAAGATTGGCGCAAAAGGGGTTCTCTTAAAACCCTGTTTCTGCATATTGATAACCGACTTCACAAACGGTGCAAGAACAGTCCCAACCGGGCCGGCATCGTTTCGCATCTTCATCAGGAAGTTGCCAAACTTTCCGAGCTCAGACTGTAGGCCTGGCTCAAGAACAGCCTTGTTAACCTTTTCAAGAATGGCCGGGTCTGGGTTTGCAATCTGGGCCGCCATGGCATCGAGTGCCTGGCTCTCTGGCATTCCGTTATAGATGGCATCTAATGCCTGCCTGGCTGCCAGCCGCCTGGTCTCCATCTGGGCAACAGTAGCCTTGGCAATTTCATCAGATGCCATATTTGCCCTAAACGGCAACCTTATCGCCTTGCCTATAAAGTCAACAGACTTGGCAAGCATTGACTCTGGGTCGCTAAATAACCGAGCAGAAAGTCCTGACCTAGACCCATATCTTTCCGCATCTATTCCAGCATACTGCGGGGTCTCGGTAACGAAAGCTTTGCCACCAGCTCTCCATGCTTTGGGTATGGCCGTGAAGAAGTTAGCAAGCTCAATGGCCGCTTCAGCAGCATAGACCTGGTCAGATGACCTTGAGCCAAACACAGCGGTTATGGGCACATCTAATGCCTTGCCAGCAGTAGAGGCAAAGGCAGTGTCCATGCTCCGAATCATGGTCATAACCCCAGCACCAAAAAGATTGCGCTCGACTGATGCCGTGCTGTACATGATTGAGCTGGTATACATTTCTTTCCAGATATCGGAAAGGTTCTTGCTCCATCCACCGGCCATTTGTACAAACCTGGCTTTTTCGGAATCACTCAGATTAAGGTAATCGTTGGCGATTTCTTTCATTGTCTTGCGCCCACCAACTTCGTTAAGCAGGGTAGCAAGAACATTGGGGTCTGTGATACCAGCGGTGCCGTCTACAGGCAGGCGCATGGAACGCAACGCCCTGGCCGCCTCGGTGACCGCACCCTTGAGCTGCATCTGAATCGCCGCATGGGTGGCCATCTGGGTTCTAAACTCCAGCAGAAGCTTGTCATCCTCTGTGCCAACGGGCATGGCTTTAATCTTTTGCGCCAAATCGTTAAGAGAGTTGGCCGATTTAACCAGCAGATGCCTAGAGGCAAGAAGCTGCTCTGCGTTAAGAGTACCACCGGCACCCCTGGACAATAGCTCCGGGGCAACATCTAGCATACTGGCCAAGTCTTTGAGGGTCTCGTCTTTAATGACATCCCTCTTCATTACGCTGATCTGCTTTGCAAATACCTTGCTGGTCTCGTCAATTACCCGGAGGTTGTCCTCGGTTGTTTGGATGCCGTTAAAGTTGAAATCAATGCCAACAGAAGGAGCGTCCATCCCGCTCATAAACTTATCGACCATCTTTTCATCTGGTCGAGTTATAAGAAGGGTTGACGGGTATACGCCTGGCTCTACCGCAACCATGCCCTCCTTCTCGTCAGCTTTTTTCTTTGGAGTGATAAGGCCTGGTTTGGCAACATCAGTGCGCTGCTTGGCCGCCTTAACCATTTCCTGTTTCATGGCCTCGGTCTGGGCCGCGTCTGTTGGCAGCGCCCGAGATGGGGCAATGGCCTCTCGAATAATGTTGGTAATCCTTGGCCCAACCCCAGCCACTAGCACCGGCTCGGCTGCCGGGTCAGTTGTAGGATCGACTGGCGTGGTTAGCTCATCAGGAATGGGCAGGGCCTTGGCTGTGGCCTGTGACTCAGCGGCCAAAGTTTCGGCGCTGTCCGTTTCACTAATCTTGTCGGCAATAGAGGGGCCGACGCCTTGCGCTTCAACCAATTCATTGAGACGGGTTTCTATGGGTTTAATAGCCATTATTGCTCACCTCTTGTGGCAGCTTTTCTAGACTCAATAAGATTGGTTTTAATTTTTTCCATTGTTTTGTTGCTATCTCTGGAGCTAACAAAATCATCGGGACTTACATATTCCCTTGAGACATTAAAGGGGTTTCCGTTTTTGTCTCGGCCATAAAAGACCCTTTGGTCTGCCGACTCAAACCCAGAAAGCGTAGAGCCATCCTTCATCTTGATTGGGCTATTGAGTTTTATAAAACCAGACTCTATCTTTTTGGTTTTGTCCAAAAATGCCGGCATTAAAAGCCGCGAATCATCTTCAACTGGTTGCGCTGATTGAGTTTTTACGCCAGGAGCAATTTTGGAAACCGGGCTTATTTGGCCAGCAGCTTCTAGCGCGCCCATGGCCGTAGCCTGGGGGTTGCCAGTAATGGCCTGCACCGCTTTGTCCCCGGCCACGTTGGCAAGCTCACCAACTTGCCTAGCCGCCTGCACAGTGCCAGCCGCACCAGGAATCATCCCGATAGCTGCACCAGCCGCAGATACAGCAGCCTCGGTGTACTTGCCTTGCTTGGCCAATTCCGCAGCATCCTCACCCAAACGCACAGCCTCCTCAGTCTGCAATGCCGTGCCAAGAAATGGCACGATGTCAGCAATGCCCAGAGACAATGGAGCGCCACTGCTAGGGCCACCCATTAAGCTCTGAGATATCTTCCGTGCTCTTACCCGGTCAACCCCAACCCCTTCAAGACCAGACTGCAAAAAAGCGGAAATCTGCTCTCTAGTGGTTGGGTCATAAGACTTGATCTCTGGGCCCTGTGGCATAGCATCCATCATCGTTTCCGTTGGCGCAGCAGCCACCTGGACGGGGGATAGGGCACCAAGCGGATACAGACCCATGTTGGTACGCATAAATGCGCCCCTAGTGCCGTCCTCGTCTTGGATGATTTCGTAGTCATCCCCACCCTTTTCTGCGTTGGCAAGTAAGCCAGCGCGCACCCCAGGGGTGGACAGCTCGTAATCGAGCCGATACACGTCATCAATAGATTCTAGTTTTATCATTGCGGCGTACCTTGCTGAGGTTTGGGTGCCCGACGAATTGCGTCCCTATATATACGGATATCTTCCCTAACAGATGCGGCAGTTGACCTGGCGGCTGCACCACCCTTTTCAACGTGGGCTGCTATTGCCGCCTCAACCGCTGCATCATTTGATAGGTCAACACCCTTTAGTTCTGGCACCTGCACTTCTATTGAATCTTTCGCACTTGCGGCAGCACTTACCCAAACAGAGGCCATGCTTCCAGACAGGTTGCTAAGAAGCTCTCTAGCCTTTTTTTCCACCTGTTCGTTTGTCGGAAGCACACCATCAACTGGAGTATTTGCGTAGTTGGAGAGTTCTAACCTTGCGGTGTTGCGTGCTACTACAGCCGCCTCTCGCGCCTCGGCCGTCGGCAGGGATGGCGGCAAATTGGCAGACTGAATACCAACCGCCTGATCGAATCTGGTGCCAAAGTCTTGCATGATCCGATTCGGATTGCCAAGCGTCCTAACCAAAGAGTTGAAAGTCTCCTTGGTCAGGCGACTGCGGTTTTTAATTAATTCAGAATCAGAAAGCGTACCCGCTTCGGCTGCCCTGCTAAGTCTCAAAACAAGACTGGGGTCTTCGGTGTTTGCAAAAACGCCAGCTTCCTCAATGTAGGACTGATAAGACTTGAGTTTTTCTGGAGAAAGTGGCAGGTCTTCTATCTTGTTCAATAGCGCCTTGCGTCTTTCTGGGTTGTCTTCTGTCAGCAGCTGGCGCACCAACGGAGCCGCCTTAGCATCAGCGGAAGAAAACTCATTGTTGAGCACGATGTTTCTGCGCTCGGTTTGTTTTTTAAGACGATCAAAAACGCCCTGCTTTTCATTGTCATCCATCCTAGACCAAACTTCCGAATACTTGCCGGCATTGTTCGATTCCAGTTTTAAGATTGCTTCGGTGGCCGAAGACGCAAACTCCAAAGATGTAATGTATTCCGCAACGACCTCAGACTTAGCCTGAGATATCCCATCCCTCATTTTTTTTAGTGTTTCATCTGGTTTGCTTGTCTGACTAGCAATCGGAGCAAGAACATTCAAAGCCTTAAACCCGGCCAACGAAACGGCATCTGCCGAAGGATTGGTTTGTATAGCGGTTTTTAAGTTTGTTATTTGGTCCTTAATTGCATCATCAGCAAGCACGTCAAAAGAAGCTTTGTATTCGTTTGTCAGTTTTTCTGCTGCAAACCCCATCAATGCCCGACCCTGGCCGCCAATTGAGTTGGCTAGGCCGGCCGCTTGCTCCGCGCTGTATTGGCCAATAACCTTTGCCTGTCTTTGAGCCAGTGCGGTTATTGACTCTTGCAAAACTGTCAAATCTTTGATTTCACCGGTTTCAACTTGAGCTTTAAGGACTGCCAACTCTTTGGCCGATTCCATTTCAAAGTCTGTGCGCAGCTGGATGCCAATAAGCTTGTTCTGCTGCTCACGCTGTTTCTGCACCTGGCCAAAGGCAAACTCAGAGATGCGGGTTAGGGCCTCGCCAATGCTTTGCTGCTGCGTAGAAGCCTCCCGAAGATTGGCAAAATCCATCCGAGGGATATCTGCCGAGATCAGGCCAGACTCTTGATAACGTGGGAGGCGTGCCATTGTTAGACGGTCCTTGTCTCTATCGGTGCGGGCGCTTGAGTCGAGTCCATTCCAGAAACCGCTGCGCTACCAAGTTTTACAACAGCGTCAAAGGTTGCCTTGCGGGCGGCCGCCTTGCCAGCAGATTCGTACAGTTGCGCTTGGATCGCACCGCCACGGATAGCCGCATCTGCGTCTGCCAGAAGCATTGCGTATTCACGCCCGGCTTTCGTTTCATTGGCAGCTCGCACAATGTCGGGGCTTCCAGAAAATGGATCGACACCACCGGCATAGGCCCTGGCCGACAATGCAGCATTGGCCTCTAGTCTGCGGCGCAGAACATCATTAGACTTCTGGCCGTACTGGATGGCCTTGCGCTGGCCCTCTACCGTAGCCTGCTGTGCCTTTAGCCCATACTGCTCCTTCTGTATCTGGCCAGATTCGTAGGTTGAGTAGGCTCCTAAGACTGCTACGGCAGCTGCGACAAATTGCATGGTTATGTCCCCGGATAAGTGCTGATCTTGTATTCCAATCCCAGCAGAATCATTTTAAGAGGGATATCTTGCTCAATGGTGATCTTTCCCTCCTCTGAATAGCCAAGAATCCCAGGCAGGGTCTTGGTGCCGGTAAACTCTGGCACCTCCTCGTCGAGCACATTCGGGTCGTCCAGCGAGCGGAAAGGCACATTGGTGCCATTGATGATCAGGTGCTGGGTGTCCTTAACAAATACGTTAACTTCTACGATCCGTTTCTTGAACCCTAGCCGGGTGCCGGCAGATATCTTGAGGTCGGCAGGCATGGTCACTACCTTGACCGGGTAGTCCAGTCCGATCTGATATGAGCTCGCAGCTGATCTGTCAAACGTCACCGTGCCACCTGCGGCCACCGTCTGGTTGGCCTGCACCGCACCGTCCAAAATAATGTCCACGCTCTTGCCCACTAGGTGCGCAGCCGAGCCAGATGATCCAGCCCCACCAGTCACGGAAGAGTCTGTGGTTAGCGTGTCATCAAACCGCTCAACGTAATAGACCGTGGCGCTGTTGACCGTGCGCTTAACCACCGTATAGATGGTGCTGATATCCACGCCCACGTCCACAAACTCGCCATCTGTACTGAACTCAGATGGGGCAATGACGTTCTGGGCCCGCAGCAGCGAGAAGGCTGCAATCGTGCCATCTGTGCCATTGGTGATCAGCAGCAGGTCATTCTCATCTGTGGCCACCGAGCGGCGCAGGGCCATGCGGGTGGGGCCACGCAATAGGTGGCCAGAGAGCAGAGATATCTTGCTGGTGACGTAGGTCAGCTGCACGTCGGTAAAGGCAAACTCGTTCAAGCTCTTACCCTGGCGCTGCACGAACAGCGTGCCCGACTCTAGCTGCTGGACCCGGATGCCTTCCTGGCTGCCATTGCGGGTCGTAGACTTGATAAAGAAGTTGTCAGGGGTGATTGGCTGGAGGCCTTCTTGGGGGCAGTAGAACTCACCACCTGTTGTAAATACCTGAAGGTCTCGGCCCGCCTGGATATCTGTGATGGCGTTGAACGTATTGGTGTCCAGCGTGGCTTCGACGGCATCGTCATCCAATCCCTCTGTGGCCTCAAAGTCAAAGAAGAGGCCGACCTTAGAACCCCAGACCGTGGACGGCCGGGCCCGTGAACCACCAAAGTAAAGCCTGCCCTCATGGAAGGTGACCGACCTTGGGTATCCCCTAGTGTTAGACCAGACCGCTTCGTAGCCGGTCTCAAGTTCCCAGCTACCGTTGGCAATAGCCGAGGTATTAAAGAAGGGAAACTCGGTAATGGCCTGCACCACCGTGCTGCTGGTGAACTGCACAATCTTGGCCCGGCCCTGTGGGCTGGCATTGATGTACTGGCCAACCGAGGCAGCACTGAAAGGCGTGCCGGTGGAGGCCGTAAGGGTCACCTTGCCAGACACTGCTGACGGGGTCAGGGTGCCAGCAGGGTTGCTAAAAGCTGGTGAGAATGCGTATTTAGGGCTGGAGTCAAAGGTGATGACCGAGCCAGTCCAGTCAGCGTCAGTAGCGCCCCGCACAAGCTTTACTGGCGGGATATCTTCTTGCACTACGATCAGCGTGTCGGCCGACTGCGTCCAGCCCAGCGTGGCAAGCCTGGCACCAGTCAGGCCCAGGCTCGAGGTGTCCAAGTAATTGTTGGCACCGCCGTTGATCGCTGTAACCAAAACCCCGTTTTTGAAAACGTGCATTCGGTTGTGGGTGAAACACAGCATATAGCTGTCAGAGGTAGAGAACTCAAACGGCACCAACCGCACGCCATTGGCCGCAGACTCTGCCCCACTGTTTGGCAGTGCCATGACATGGCGCAGGCCAGGACGGCGACGCACGCCACCCTGTGGCTGCACCACCACATTGGTGGCCTCTTCTAGTGCGTTGCCATAGGCAGGCAGATCAACCCGCGCCCGAAGGAGCGGGTCCATCTCCCCTGTTGAGAAGTTGGTCTGGATCGAGACAAATCGTGTCACTGTCTGACCGCAATCAAAGCGAAGTCGTCAATGTAATTGGTGGGCTGGCCCTGGCCATCCATCTGGATAGCGGTCCTCATGTAGCCGCCCCGGCCATTCTCGGATGGTGAGCCAACGGCTACGCCCTGCCAGTATTGAGCCTTTGAGTCTTGATCAGTGATCGGATAGGCCAGGTGCCAGGCCATCATGTACTTGAGCAGCTGCACAAAGTAGACCGGCATCTCAAACTCTTGCACCGAATACTGGTAGTCGATCCAGACCTCTTCGTAGTCGGCCAGCAGCTTGTCTTGAAATATGCGGTACTCCTTACTCGGCCGCTGGCCGGGAGAGGCAGACGTGTAAATGGCCCTCGGTGGCCCGAGCCGGTCACCCGGCAACTGGTACTCGTAACGGTATTCTGTAGTGGGAGTGGTCACCAACCTACTAAGCTTGACCTTCTTAAAAGAGAAGCTCCAGGGGTAGACCAGCAGGGCCTGGTCTCGCAGGTCTGAATAGAGTCGGTCAGAGATGTTGGCTGCGTCTGTGCCCTCGTTAAAGCTGGAGATGGAATTGGCACCCAGCATGAGCAGGGCATCAGAGCAGATTGATAGTGCGGAATCACCGGCTGCCATTTAATCCTCCAGACCCGGAACAGGGCCAAAAAGCTTCTTCGTATAACCAGACATTGAGTAAATCCCCTGCGTCCGACCACTTTCTTTATGTTGCCTTGCGGCTTTCTGCCAACCTAATATGCTGGCCTCAGTCGCAAAATCTTTCGTCCTAGATGCACCTGGGTACTTTTCTGAATACTTCGTTTCCGAAGTGCTCAGAGGAATGCCCACCATAATCACCTCATCAAACCCCATCGCCCTGGCCCACAAGGCCCCGACCATGCCGCTCGACCCCTTCATGCCAGCGAGCTCTGGCCACCAGTAATCTACTTCACCCAAAATCCCGGCCCTAGCGTGAACATATACATGGCTCTTTGCAGCTAGCCGAAACCTGTCGGCCATATTGTTGTGCTGCGTCCATATGTGCTCGATGCCGTCAATTATTCCAGCCACTTCATTTACCCCCAGTATTACAGCACTGGGCCTTGCTTGTCTTGCTTTTTCTAGGTCTACAAAGACAGAAGGGGCACTACCACAAATGATGGCAGGCCCCTGGTGTCGTACTTCATACCGTTGCGGCATATCAATCGGGGGCCGAAGCCCCCGGTTTGATTAGTCGCTGTCGGTAGCGGCAAGCGTTGTGCCGTTATCCACGTCAACCACGCCCGAAGCATTCGAGCGGACAACGGTCAAAGTGGCAACGGCCGTGGTGCCAATCGAGGTCACACAAAAGATCAGGTCGCCAACCTCAAGGCTGTCGGAAAGATCATTGAAATAGCCCTCGGTGTTGACATCGGCAATTGCGTCAGTCGTCTTGTAAGCATAGACAGAAGGTGCTTGTCCACGCTTGGCAGCACTGACAGTGGTGAAACCAGTAGCAGAAAACGCCATGTCAATTCTCCTTAAGCGTCAGTGGTTTGAACTTCGACGATACCCTCTGCGTCGATGGCAATCGCACCGGCCGAGAACACTGCGTTCACCAAGAAGGAAGTCTTCTCGGGGATGTAGTTGATCTCAGTGCGGGGAGCGATACCCTCGGCGTAGCCGACAGCGTCACGATGGAAGGCCCAGAGCTTGCGCTCGGAGCTGGCGATAGGCAGGCCGCCTTCGGCACGGTCACCGATAGTGTGGAAGGTGAAGCCCAAGAATGTGTTGAGCTCACCAGACACCAGGGCGCGAACCGTGTTGAAGTCTGCCGAGGTAACGGCAGTCTCAGCAAGCAGCGAGGCCAGGCTGTTGGCGTGGATGATCATGTGCCGGTTGTCCATCGGGACGTTGTTCTTGTCCAGAAGGCGCTTGGCAGCACGAAGCTTGGCCACGTTCAGGCCAGTGTCAGTACCACCCTCGTTCTCGTCCACCACGTTGGCAGTCGAGGAACCAGCCAGAGCATCAAGGATGATCTGGTCTTGGCGGCGGCCGATAGCGTTGGCAACCACTTGGACCAGCTCTTGGCGCTCGTCAAAGTTGACCTTGGCTTGATTGAAGATGTCTGCGTATTCGGCAGCATTCCAGTCTTGCAGCGTAGCGGTCACTTGGCTGAACGACACATTGAGGGGCGTAACGTCGGACTGGGGAACACGCACAGTGGCGATACCCTTGCCGACTTTCGGGAATTTAACGGTAGAACCTTCGACTCCACGACGCTGACGAACCGCACCGACCAACATGGCTTTCGCCTGATAGGCCTGCTTAACCTCGGCATCGAAGAGCGTAACGAATGCTGGTGAAAGCGTAGACATTACAGTCTCCTAATAAAATTGAAAAAGGTTGGTTGTCGCATCGGTTAGCCGGTGTTCTGGGCCTAGCTTGCACCTTACGGGTACCAATCGTCTGCATCCGCAGCGGCAGGGGTCAGATATCTGATTAGCCCTAATGGTTTTCTAAGGGTTTTGTTTGAGGAATGCAAGGGGATAAAAAAGCCCAGGGCACAAGGCCCTGGGCAACCCCTTCAGCAAGGGGGAGGAGAAGAGAAAACAGCGGTTTAATGCTAACCGAAGTTTTGCTGGAATAGCTTCTCTACTTTTGCCCTATAGGCTGGATCGCTCTGGTACTTAGGATCACCCACCATGGCATAGAGCTCATCCTTGCTGGGCGCCCCTTCAACGGGCACAGACTCCTTGGGAATGCGGGTGCCCTCGTAGGTTTCCCGAAGCTTTGACAGGGCCAGGATGCCCTTGGCCGTGCCACCCATGACCTTGAACTCCTCAAAGTCATCCTTGCCCCAAATGCCCTTGCGCACCAGGCCACGGGCCCAGTCGGTCATGCCATTGATGATTGCATCTGCGTTGGGGCCGAGTGCTGCCTTTTCCTCGGCAATGGTGCGTTGCATCTGCACCTGCTGGTCACCGCCCATGGCCACCACGTCACCGACAAGCTTGTCGAATGCAGCCTGGCTAATGCCGTACTCCTTGGCCCACCCCAGGACATGGCTGCGCACCGGGTCATCTTCGGGGATATCTCCAAAGACTGCCGTGTCGTATTTGCCGTCCTCTGGTGGTTTGTGCTTGCCCTGGCTGATCTGCTTGCGCAAATCCATCCAGCTCTTGGCAATGCCCTCTAGATCAGGCTCAGAGTTGTCTTTCTTCCAAAAGTTCTCTGGCCACCAATCTGGGCGCTCCAGTGGCTCATCTTCCTCGGGTGCCACCTTGTGCTCAATCTCGGTGGCGACTGGGTTCTGCTGACCCTCATTTTCATCGGTAATGGTGGCCGAATCCAATAGGCCAGCATCGCTGCTGGGTTGGTTTTCTTGCGTTTCCATTAAATCTTCCTTGCTAGTTGTATCCGTGCTTTCAAGTCCCGAATCACGGACCTTTGCCCATCGGCATAGTATGCGTAAGACGGGTCAGTACCCGGCACGGCCACGGGCACATCCACATAGGCCTGCTCCAACCACTCGAGCAGCTTGGCACCATCCTCAGAGGTGAACACCCTCAGCACTAGCTTGTTGAGGTCATCCCGCCCTTGTTGAGCATCTCTAATGTCTGGCGTTACTGGATCGTCGAGCTCATCCCAACCCGGCATCAGACAGCACCCTGCACAACCTGCGCGGCCATCTCAGGATTCTGCTCGGCTGCCATGGCCATCTGCTGCATCTGCATCATGCGCTCCTCTGGGCTTCTGCGTATCTTCTGCGGCACCCCGAGCTTCTCAGCGATCAGGTCGAGCATATCGCCCACCTTAATGGCCATCGCACCCTCTGGGCCGGCAGCCTGGGCAATCTGGGAGAACTGGAGAATGTTGTTTATCTCCTCCATGTTCTGCGCCATAGCCAGCGGGGCCACGGCCGAGACCTTGACCTCCAGGCCATTGACACGCAGGGGTAGGTCAATCAGGCCGCGCTCGTCCATCACCAGCAGAATCTTCTCCACCAGCGGAATCATGGTCTCGTTGATCAAGCGGCCAAAGGCCGAGCCCAGATTCTGTGAGAGCTCCTTCATGCGCTCGACCACCTCAGTGGCCGACCTGGCGCTCATGTTATCGGGCGGCAGGGACTCGTCGAGCAGAATGCGCTTGATGTTGGCCCGCAGGTCATTGATCACAATTTGGGACACATTGAAGTCAGCACTCTTGGGCAGAGGCTTGAGCGACTCACCCTGCGGTCCACCGTTCCTGGCCACTGGGATGATGGCACCCGGCAGAATCTTGACGGTGGCAGGGTTCAGCACCCCATCGTCTGCGGCTGTATACACCCCGGCAATGGCCAGGCTGGCGTTCTTGAGCAGCAGCTCGAGCGTCTTGTTGAGTGTTTTGATGTCGGGCAGGGCGGTGATCAGCGGGCCACGGCCGTAGATTTCCCCGGCCACCTTCATGTACCGGCTCACCACCCAGGGAGAGACCTTCATGCGACGGTAGACCAGCTCTTGCTTGCCCTCTTTGTAGATGACGTGATAGCAGTAGTCGCCCCGCTTCTGGTCAAAGACCGTGGCCTCGACCAGGTCCACGTCCTCGGTGGGCTTCTCGTCAATCAGGCGGGCCAGCTGCGAGCCTGGCTCAATCTTGGCATCAGGCCACTGGCGAGATATCGCCTCTGCTTTCATGCGCATACGACGATACACATTGTCCACTTTGCCGTTGGCCCCCTCCTCAAATGCCACCAGGAACTGGGGCACGGGAATAAAGTTGATGGGGCTGGTGTCGTCACCCGGCTGCACCATCATCACGGCGGTGCCCACGGCCAGGTCGAGCAGAAACTCGCCCATGGCAATGTCAAAGTTTGATTGCTTTAATGTGGCAAAAAATTTCTCAGAATAAACGTCCAGAGCTGCCTGCGCATCTGCCACACGGTCATCTGGAATGTCCGGGCCTGGCTCAAGGCGTGCCCATTTGCGCTGTGGCGGGAAGATTCCAGACTGCAAACGGTTGGCAAATCGCTGCGTAGAGTTGATGGCAGTGGAGTCAAACACCCTAGCCATCTTCTTTGAGCCACCTACTTTGCCCTCGTAATACCCGTCATAGAGGTTGCGCTGCGGCAGGGCAAATTCGTAGGCATCCTCGTAGAGGTCTCGGAAGTCATCCTTTTTACGCAGTGCCATGTCATGGCGCTTGAGCACTTGCTCCGGGTTTAATCGCATCATGTCGTTAGTCCTTTTTGTGTCTTTGCGCAAAGTTGCGGGCGGCCTCTTTGCTGCCGAACCCCCAGGCCTTCAATGCAAGCTTGAGCCTGGTGGGCTTGCCGTTCTCATCGACCAATGGGCCGGCCATGCCACC